AAGCGGACATGCGAGGCCAGGGTGTAATCCTTTTGCAGCCAAATCTCGCAGCGACCGCCGGATGGGGTTACGTCCACCGCCTTTTGAAGGGTTCGGAAAGGACTGGCCGAGGTTCCCAAGTTGTCATCGCTGCCCAGCTGGGAGTCCACATAAAGAATCCGAGTGATAGCAGGCGCTGCCGCAACCGCTGCAGATACGGCAGCGTCAATGCTCGCCTTCTTGGTGTTGAAGTATTCGACCAGCTTGTTATTGGTCGTGATAAGGTCGGCGATTTGGGATTCGAGACTCATGGGGGTTAGGCTCCGTGGATGTGTTTAATTACGGTGGTTTGCAGCGAGGTAATCGCAATGGCGTTGGCCAGCGCTGCGCTCAACAGGCCGTCTCGCGCATCAATGTGGGCCTGTTCAGTCGCGAACATGCGCTGTAGCAGGTCAGCGACCTGATTGCCCGCCACCGCCTGCAGTCGCTCCTGCACTGTTAGGCGGTCGCCCTGCTGCAGGTTGCGCAGCTGCTCGGCGATCATGGCCGTGGCCTGAGCCGCAAGCGGTTCAGCGAGGGTCAGATTGAGCCCAGCAGACGTGCTGTTGATGGTGACGCTGTTGGCCGGCAGTGCCTCCAGCGACAGGTCGTAGGCCAGCAGCAGCTCAGTGTTGGCCGACTTGTAGGTCAGCGCCTCGGTCGGATGCGACCAGACGGCGAGCAACGTGCCGTCGCTCAGGAAGAAACCAACTTCCTTGACCCAAAAAGCCGCCGCATCATCTGCAACGGCCGTCAGGTGAATGAGCGTGCTGCTCAGCTTCTCGCCGCCTGAAATGGGGTACTTGACCACTTGGGCGCGCAGGGTCTTCTGGTCAGCGCTGGGCGTGTAGCCAGCAGAGCCCAGGCCGATGTGGGAAATCTCTGCCGACACGCCGGTGCTCGTGGCGTTCCAGATCGCGGCCAGGCCGGACTTGGTGATCTGGGGTTGCAACGCGGTACTCATAGAACAGCCTCCATCGTGACGCGCACGACAGTACGGTGGCTGACGCCATTGGCCGCCAGCAGCACCGTTTCGTTGTGGATCGGTACGCTTTGCGACTCGGCGGACCACCGGGAAACACAGCGTATGTGGGTTGCGTTGGCCGCCTGCAAGACCTGCTCAGACAGTGGCATGGGCACCGCCTGGGTATCCGCAGCATGCCGCTGGATCTGCTGCAGACGCGAAGTGTTGGCTAAGCCAAGGCTTTGCTCGGCGGGGGGCATCGGGATCGGCTGCACGTCGGCAGAGCGGCGCAGGCGCTGCTGCAGTTGCCAGGCATTGGCCGCCACTAAGCCGCCGTCAAAGCGCGCACCGAGCCGAAAGGTGTAATGGCTTCGTTCGTTCTTTGACGCATCGATCAACGCGCGCAGGCGCTCGCCCAACTGCGGCGAAATGATCGAGCCTTCACCGCTGCGGTTTTGGTTGGCCCAGGCCGTGACCTGAAAGGTGTAGGGCACCCCATTGGGAATCTCCCGCCAGTCCTTGAGGTCCGCATTGACGCTAACCGCTCGCAGCACGCGCCGAATGGCGCCAACCGTGCCCTTAGTCTTGTGAATCGGTATCGCTTGGCGAATCAGGGCGCGCTGCTGCTCTTCGGTGTTGGCCGCCTCCCAGCCTTCGACCTTGAGCGCCCAGCCGAGCCAGGGCAGAAAGTTGGGCGGACAGCGCGCAGAGTCTGCGACCCCACGGATAATGTCGGGGTCCACGTCCTGGTCGCAGGCCGCTTCCAAAGCACGCTCAAGCGGGGTGGCGTTGTGCGGTAGCAGACTCATGCCACCACCTTCGTGCTCAGCGCTATGCCGGTGCAGTTGGGGTAATGCCGCTTGTCGCTCACCACATCGCCGCTGGGCTGCGAGAGGTCGACGCGCTTCACACCACTGACGTGCAGCGCGGCGTAGATGGCCGACAGCGACAGCTCGCCCTCCAGATCGCGCGCCTTGCTAAGGGTCGCGTCCAGGCTGGCCTTGGCGGCCTTCTGCACTACGGCAGGCTCCGGGCCGCTGTCCAGCTCAAGCGTGGCCACCACCTTGAAGTCCACTGGACGGCCCAGCTGTGCACGCGGCCGATCCGTCAGCGGCCGCACGGTCTCTGCCGACAACGCAGACTGCACCAAGCCCACCAACGCCTGCGGCGCTGCCTGGCTGTCCAGCCGTGGCAGTACCGCCAGGGATACGTCGCCCGGCAGAGGGCTGGTCAAGCCTGCGTCGTAGTCGCAAACCAGGACGATGGCGCCGGCCGGCAACTGCGCGCGCACCGCATCGGGCACCGCGACCCCAACAAAGGTCGGCGAGTCCACCGACACGCTGTCGACGCTCGCCGAGGCGCTTAGGCCGTGGTACTCGTACGCGCCGCGACTGCCGGCAACCGACAAGGCCTCAAGCGATAAGCGTGTGCGGTAACGCAGCGCCTCGTCCTTTTCCATGACCGCGTCTACCGGCGGCACCGCGTCAGGATCTGCCGGCACCAGTGTCAGCCGCGTGACGCCGTAGTCGGCCGCGCGGTTGTCCAGATCGGCGCCCTTTGCGTAAGCCAGCAGACTGGCCTTGGCCGCTGCGTTGACGCGCGCCATACCCAACAGCTTCTGATAGGCCGCGACCTCAAGCAGCTTTACGACGGGGTCGGACTCCAGTACCGCGGTCCACTGGTCGCCCATGCTCAGGCGGAAGTTCGCGAGCATGTCTTGATAGAGCGTTTCGAACTCTAGCGTTTCCACCACATCCGGTGGCGGCAGCAACGACAGGTCGATCATGCAGTCACCTCCAATACAGCACTGTCGCCCAGATACTGGCCGGCCAGGCGCATACCGATCTGTCCGTCGACCACCGACACCACGGTGACGCGCTCCAGCTGCAGGCGCGGTTCCCAGCGCGCCAGCGCGCGCGCGACCTCGGCCTGTACGGCGCTTTTCCAGCCGTCGTTGACCGGCAGGTCGACGTAACGGCGCAAGTTGCAGCCGTAGTCCGGGCGCATGCGCCGGCTACCGAGCGGCGTGGTCAAAATGTCTTCGATGGATTGGCGCAGGTGGTCCAGCCCGCTGGCCAGCTGGCCGGTACGGCGGTCCAGGCCGATCACGCTCAGCCGTCCAGACGCTGCAGGTCGGCGTGGCCGTCGAGGAAGGCCAAGGCCTCGGTGTCATCGGCCGGTACGGTCACGCGCTGGCCGGCCACGTCGAAACGACGCAGCGTGTCGCCCTGCTGCAGGAACAGCGAACGCGAGGTGAAGACGGTGTCGGTAAAGGTCACGCTTGCCGGAACGGCAGGCACGTCGGTAGCGGCCGGCTCGGTATCGCCGGTAGCGGCTTTCTTGGTCGCCATGAAATAGGTACTCCAGATAAGACAAAGCCCGCATAAGCGGGCTGTCAGTGTTTGTGGTTTGGGGTGTTGCCGGCGGTGTCGATGATGCTGCCGCCGCTGAAAATATCGCCGGTAGCACTGAGCTTGCCGTTGACCTGCACATCGCCCTCAAGGGTGATCGCAGGCGCCTTGGCCGTAATCGCGGACGACTCCGCAGTAATGGCGCTGTCCGTTATCACCGCCTTACTGCCGCCGACCTCGATAGTCACCGTGCCGCTGGGCAACGTGATGGTGTAGCTCTTGGCCGCCCAGTCGTAGACCAGCGAGCCGCCATCGTCGAAGCGCCATACCTCGACATGATCCCGGTTGTCCGGCTGCGCGCCGGCGTTGCCATACAGGCCAGGCACGAACGTCCCCTGCGCAGGATCGCCGCTGGGACTCACCAGCGCGCCCTGCTCGCCCAGGCTTGGCGCGCGCCAATGGCGGGCCTTGCCGGCGGCCAGGGCATGCCAGCGGACCCAGGCGCTGGTCCACTTGCTGCCGTCAGATACCCGCACCATCGCAGCGGCCAGGTCGACCGCCACCACCCGGCAGGGGATCACCAGACCGGCCAGCATGCGGTCATGCTCGGCGGTCGCGTAGCTCATGCGAATGCCTCTGGTGGCCGATAGAGCTCTTCGTTACCCGGCCCCGTGTCTGGGTCAATGCCGATTACCAGCGAACCTGGTGGCTGGATCTCCCACGGCCATTCCTCCTTGCCGAGATACAGCATCTGGCTCCACTCCACGACCCAGACCGCGAAGCTATCCAGCTCGGGTCGCCCCCAGTCGCGCTCGGCGCGGACAAACTCGGCAAAGCCGACGGAGAGCCCCCACGTCTGCATGCGCAGAAGAACCGCAATCTGCGCCGCGACGAAGGCCGCAATGTGCAGACAGTTAGCTTCCTCGCCCGGAACGATTACCCGCGCCTCGAAGCGAGCCTCGACCGCCGTTTCGCCGGTACCGGGGTCATTCTCGGCCGCTTCGAAGCCGGCCAGCTCCAGCACCACCGCAGGCGGCGGTACGACCTCCAAGCGTTCGGGCATTGTCCCGACATAGGCCAGGCCTGGAATCGCTTCGTTGATGTGCCGCTCAATGGCCGCGTACACGCCGGCCAGCGGAATCGAATCCTCATCCATTGCCCGTTTTCCTCAAGTATTTGAGCAGTTCGTAGTTCAGCTCCTGCTCCATGACCACCTGCAGGCGCTCGTGCGCCTTGCGGGTCCAGGCCTCGAAGTGCGGCCGCACGTCGTCCAGCGAGATCTTGGCTTTGGCCAGCGGGAAACGGTTGCCGTTTTCCACAACCCAGCCGGAGCGATGGCCGCCGCGCGCGGCCTCGACGTCGGGGAACTGACTGGCGTCGAAGTGCTTGCTGGCCGTGCGTATCCAGATGTCAGGCCGCCCGCCGTAAACGGTCTTGAAGAACGCGCCCTGATAGCGCCGGCCGGCCACCGACACGCCGGTACGGCTTTGCCGCGCGCGGCCAGCTCGACTGGCTTCGAGCGGACGGATGCCAAACCAGAGCTTGCCTTGGCCGTTGTTGCCGGATAGATACGCTTTGAGCCGCTGCCTCACAGCGGTGACCGCAATGCGCTCTTGGCTGCCCACATCACGCGCAATGTGCGTGCGCAGCCAGCGCAGGGTCTTGTTGATGGCTCGGCGCTGAGCAGCCGTGATGGCTTTGGGGACCAGCTTGGCGAACTCCTCAAAGCCGCTGAGGCTTTTTGGATCGAACTGCAGCGTCAGCAGGCCGGCGTCGGCCGAGGTCTTGTAGAAAGAACCTACGCTCATCGAACCTCCCGTAGGGTCAGGTTGATCCAACCGGTGCCGTCAGGCTTGCGAGCAGCGATGACATACCGTCCGCCGCCATCCTCCGGCGCAAGCTTGATCACCAGGTGCATGCCTTCCTTGATGCCGTTCGCATGCATGATCCGCACAGCAAACGTAGGCTCGCGCAGACCGGTATTGATCTGGCCGAGCTTGGGTTGCAGCCAAGGTGCTGAGAAAAATCCAGACACCGGCTCGGCTAATCCGTCGATCTCGGCCTCATCGCCCAGCACGTCCAGAAGCGCGGAATCCATGAACGCCACGTTCTCGCGGAAGGCCATGGTCAGGTCTCGTCGTCATCGCCGGCAGCCGCTACGGGCAGCTGGCCACGGCCGGCGATTTTTCCTTCCTGAAGCAGCAACTGGGTTAGCTCTTTGCTCGACGGCGTGTAAACCTCACCTTTCTTGATGATGTGCTTGCCGTCCTGAATGCAGCCATCAACCACGACGTATTCGACTTTGCCAGCCATGTCACACCACCTTCGCGAAGAGGAAAGCGTTCGGCTCGAGCAGACCGGCCAACGGCGCCGACTGCAGCTTCAACCAGCGCATGCTTGGCTCTTGGGTTACCCAGCTCTTCGGGAAGCGGGCTGCTTCGACCAGGCCGCTCTCGATGGCTTCCATGTCCTGAATGGCCGCGTACAGCATCGCGTTGCGCGTCGAGGTAGAGCCGAGAATCAGACCTCCATCCGGAATCACTGGCTGATCCTTGCCATCGTCGTCCGCGTACCACTCGTCATAGGCGTAGAGGTCGACGCCGGGATCGTTGAGGTAGCCGATGTAGGTAACGCCATCCGGCAGCTCTTCGGGCTTTATCAGCCCCATGTCGACGCGACGGCTGTTGAGTTGCTCCAGCACTTTCTTGTTGCTCTGGAAGGCATCCTGCGCGCCGCTACTCAGCACGGCGACGTTGGCCGAGCGGCCCGAGTCCTTGGCGATCAGGCGCCGCCACTGACGCAGGTTGCCGATGGGATCGGATGCGTCGGTGTTCCAGCGACCATTGGCCAGCGTGACCTTGTGGGTCTCCTCCATCAGAAAGTCGATGGTGTCATCCACGCCATCGCCCACCACGCGGATCTTGCCGGTGGTCAACGCCTGGGCGCACATCCACTCTTCGCGGCGGATGATCTCTTCATCCAGCTCCAGCAGGTCGCGGCCAAGCCGCTCACCCGCACGTTCGAGCGCGGTACGCGTTGAAAACGGGTTGTCACCGGCCGAGCGTTTCAGGATCAGCTCGGCGCGTGTGGAACGCTTGGGCTGGATGTAAGGCGGCTTGTAGGTCGAGGACGTGAAGCCCGTGCGCTGCGAGACGCTACCGGGCAGCGTCGGATGAACGAACGGCGCCATCTTGCGCTGGCCTTTGATGATGTCGATGGTCACCGCCTCGGTGCCAAACGTCTCAGGCATGCCACCATTGAAGAAGGTATTGAGCAAGAAGCGGCGCGGCGGGCTCATCTGCTCGACAGCTTCCAGCATGGTCAGGGTGTCGAAAATATCGGTCATGGGGGCTCCGTTAACGAATGAAGAGGCAGAGAGGTCGCAGCGCGGCCTTGGCGGAGGCCAGCGTCAGGCCCTCGCCAAGCGTGAGCTGATTGCCGAGCACCTGGCCGGTGAGCCGGATCGGCGCGGCCTTGGCGCCATCGGTGGTGTCGACGTCCTGATCGAGGATGGCGGTCGGGGTTTTCGAGCCGTCTGAAGCGGCGGTCTTGCACAGCACGTATTCACGGCTGTCGGTGACCTGCCCCAGGACGGCGCCGCGCTTGAGCACCTGCCCGGCCGCGACCACACCGGAGTCGATGACGATGGGGAAATCCCCTGCCGAAAGCTGGCTTGGTATAAAGGTCTTGCGTTCAGGGTTGGACATGTCGGGCTCCTATCAACGGCGCGAGGCGCCTGCAACGATTGCACTGACGGCGGCTTTGCGCTCGCCTTCCTTGCCGCCGGCGGGTGGGGTGCTGCTGCTCACGCCCTGGGCATCGGCCTTGATGCCGGAGAGGGAAATGCCGCGATCCTGAGCCGCTTTGAACATCACCATGGCGGTGGCCTCGACGCTGCTGCCGTCTTCGATAGCCGCCTCGACTTCCTTTTCGAAGCCTTTGCTGGCCAATGCGTTGATGCCCTTGATGCGCTCACGTTCGGCGGTTGCAGCCTCGGTACGGATAGCCGAGAGGTCTGGCTGCTCCGCCTGGGCGATTTCAATGGTGGTTGGATCGGTGCCTGCTGCGAGCGCCGTGCGCAGATCTGCCGTGGTCTTAACAGTGGTCATGGTGTTGGTCCTTGTTGAGTTGAAGGCCGGTTTGGCCAGTTCGGTGATCAGCGATTCCAGCGACCCCACCCGGTGGGCCAGGCCGTGCTTGACGGCATCGGCGCCGACGCGGATACCGCCGTGGTCGCCCATTTCGGGAACTTGCTCCGCCGCCACATCGAGGTTGCGGGCCACTTTGCCGACGAAGACATCGCCCAGGGCGTCGATAGTTTCGCCAAGCTTCGCGCGGCCCTCTTCGGTGCCGAGATCCGGCCGCTTGTTGGGCGCATTGCGGCTGACGATCTGGTACCGGGTGCGGCCGCTGGCTTTCTCGTCGTCGATGACGGCTTCCACCACCACGCCAATGCTGCCGGCGAGACTCGCTTCGTCGATGACGATTTCGTGGGCCGCCGAGGCGATCCAGTAGGCCGCGCTCGCGCCAATGCCGCCGATGTAGGCGACGATGCGTTTACGCGACCGACCCTGGTAAATCAGCTCGGCCAGCTCGTTGATGCCCGATGCAACACCGCCTGGGCTGTCGATGTTGAGCACGATGGACTTGACCTTGGGGTCGTCCAGCGCGCGCTGGATATCGCTGCCCAGTACCTGGGTGCTGGTCGCGCCGCTGATCTCGGTGAACAGATTGGCGTAGCGGAATATGGGACCGATGACGGGTACCAGGGCGACGTTGCCCCGCAGCGTGACGCGGCGGGTCTCCTCCAGTTGCTCGCCGCGCTTCGTGGCCAGCGCCAGCGGGTCACCCATGCGGTCCGAGATCGTCAGCAGATTGTCCAGGGCGTCAGGCAGCATCAGCCAGGGCTGCGAGGCAGCCAGCTCCAGTGCTCTTGGCATGATCAGTTCTCTTTGGGTTCGGGCGGCTCTTCCAGCCCGCTTTTGGGCAGAGCCTGCATGTTGTGCTCGCGCCGGTAGCCGACTTCGCGGGTCCGTTGCCGGATCACCTGCTGCCAGGGCTCACCGGTCATGGCAGCGGTCTCCAGCGTCTCGTTGCTGACGCCGATCTCGATACGCTTGCCGGCCGCGTTGGCTTCCTTGAGTTCATCGATGGCACCGCGTGCCGGGCCGATCCAGATGGCCTGGCAATAGGCTTTGCGCTTAGCGGTGTCGCTATAGCCGGGCAAGTTGATCAGGCCACGGGCCACGGCCTCGTCGATGATCAGTTCGCGGCTCGGCTGGCAGAAGTCGCACGCCAGCCACCAACGGCGCAGGCTGTAGAAACGCCACGCCTGCAGCATGGCGGCACGTGCCGCGCTGTAGCTGCTGCTGTAGTGCAAAAGCAGTTCTTCCATGGGCAGCTCCAGCGCTGCGCCGATCTCCTTCACCACGGCGGTGAAGAACGGATCGAACTGCGCGTTCGGCCGGCTGGGGTTGGCCACCATCGGCTCTTCGCCCACGCCGAGATCCACGATGGCACCCTCGCCCAGCGCCAGCTCGCCGTCCGACGTGTCGTCGCCGCCGGGCTGCTCCTCTGCCAGCGCCGACATCGGCAGGTTGCCCGACTGGAAGTTGTCGCCTTTCTTGATGAACACGGTGAACATTGCCGAGATCACAGCGGCCATCAGCTCGGCGCTACTGTAGCGCTCTAGCTTCTGCAATGGCTCCAGCACAGGCGACAGGTACGGTGCACCGCGCTTCTGGCCGGGCCGCTCTTTGTCCGACAAGACGTGGAGTACTCGCCGCCGGCCTGTCGCCTCACCGAACACTTGCAGACGCTCCCAGCGCAGGGGATTACCTGCCAGATGCTCACCGGGATAACCGGTGCAGACGTGGTAGGCCACAGGTGCGCCCAGGCCGTCGAACTCGATCCCCTCGACCAGATCCGTCCGGTCCATGCCGCTGTTGGGGTTGCCCACCCGATCCGATTCGATCAGTTGCAAGCGTGTGCTGAACAGGCAGCCAGCGCGCTCCTGATCGGGACTGGCCACGAACACATCGCCAGCCACCATCGAGGACACCAGCACCAAGGCCTGCAACTGGTAGTGGTTGAGCGTGGCTTCGGCATCACACTCGCGCGGGTCGTCGGCATACAGCGACCAGAGCCGGTCGAGTTGGCCGTTGAGCTGTTCGGCCCGTTCCTCGGTGATGCCCAATGCCTCATGGTCGACCTGCGCACGGCAGACCAGGCCGGTGCCCACCACGTTGGTACGCAGCCGGGTGATCGCAGCGCGAGCCACCAGATGGTTGCGCATCGCATCGCGTGAACGTGCGACCAGCATGCGTCGTTCGCTTTGGTTGAAGTCGCGCCGTGGGCTGCCCAGGCCAGGTATCCAACTGGCCACGCTGCGCAGCACCCGCGAGGCACCCCGCCAGCGAGTTTCGACACCGCCACCGCCGCCTTGGGCGACGATCTGCTGGCCTTCGACCGAAGCCCTGGCAACCCGGATCGCTTCGCCCATCAGCTGCTCGGCGGCGGATTCTCGTTTACGAAATGGCCACATGCTCAAAGCCCCACGTACGAGATACGGTTGCGTCCACGGCGCGCACGCGCGGCCTGCTCCAGCGCGACCTGATCGGCGTACTGCTTTTCCAGCAGCCGTAGGCTGTTGAGTTCGGCCAACTGGATCTCCCGGTCGGCACGGCGCAGCCGCTGGCCGTTTTTCAGAACGGCCGAGATCGCCGCCCTGACTTCCGCCAGGCGTTGTTCTGCTTCTGTCATGGTGAACCTCGATTAGCCGACGCGGCTCCGCGTGCCACGACCGCGAGCGACCGCGCGACGTGGAACCGGCGCCACCGCCTGCTCGGTATTGAAAAGGGTGGGCTGCAGCTGTTGCTGCTCCAGCTGGTCCCATTCGTGATCGCGCAGCAGGTGCGTCTTCAGGCTGCGCGCGGCGTGCAGCGCGTATACCTCGCAGTCCAGCGCCTCGTTGCGTCGACCGGCCTTCTTCTGCCAGACCATGCGGCTGGGGATGCGCGGATGCGGGGCCAGCACTTCGTTGGTCAACTGCTCGTAGTAGTCCGCGCGGATCTCGCTGTACCAGTGCATGCGCCCAGGCCCGCTGCCCTTGAGCCGCATGCGGCCATCGATCAGCGTTTTGGCTTTGTGCGTACCGACGATGAACACGCGCAGGCCGTACTTGGCCGCTTTGGTGTTGTCCTGACTGGTATCGGTCGACTGCGCCGGCTTGGTGAAGATCTCCCGGTCGCGGCTGTCAATCGACGCGCCTTTGATCGCCATGATGTTGAAGCGCTGGCGGTCGCGCACGTAGGTGTATACCGCATCGCTGGTGTTGCCGTCCGAGCTGTCGATGCTGACGGCCGATACCGCGATCTGTGCGCCGCCCTCGGTCGGGATGGGCGTGGCGATGATGCGATCCAGCTCGCCCCACACAGCGTCGTTAGGATCGATGGGGTTGCCGGGCAGCTCGCCCCAGTACAACCGCCACGACTCTTCTCCCCTGCCCCAGCCGATGATCACCAGCGCCAGGCGGTCGCCCTGCACATCCACGCCTACCGTGACCAGCAACACGCCTTTCGGCGCCGTCAGCTCGGCGTAGGGTTCGGAGCGCTTCTCCAGTTCGTCGGTCTTGGGTGCGTTGCTCTTGTACTCGTAGCTTTCGCCCATCGAACTGTTGGTGAAGGCGATCATTGGCCCGATGTTGCCCATCGAGGCGGCATGCTCGGCCTGCAGCTTCTTTTCCATCAGGACTTCGAACCGCGAGCCGTGGAACGTGGCGTACAGCTCGTTGAGGATGTAGCCGGCGATCCCGCGAAACTCGGCGGTAGCCTCCCATCGCCCGTGCCGCAGGTTGGCGTTTTTTTGGTGGTCGTCCCATATCTCGCCGCAGTGCGGACAGGCGTAATAGGCCGTCTCCGGGCGACGCTTGCGGTAGACCTCATGGTTATAGTGCGGGTCTTCGTCGCAGTGCAGATGGTCGAAGCTCAAGGCGTGCGATTGACCGCAGCCATGGCACGGCACCAGGCCCACGCGCTTGTCCGATAGCTCAAGCTCTGCGTCGATGGCCGACAACCCTTTGATGGTCGGTGTCCCGCCGATGATGATCTTCGAGCGCCGGAAGGTTTTTAGACGCTCCTTCGCCAGCTTGATGCTGTCCCCCTGCCCGCGCAGGTTGAGGTTGCAGTCGTCGGGTTCTTCGATGGCTACGCGCGGTACCGGCGTGGACTTCACACTGGCCGGGCTGTTGGAGCCGACCATTTTTAGGAAACCGCCGGGGAAGCGCTTGAAGTCCTGGCGTTGCTGCAGCTTGCGGCTGCGCAGATCGACCTTCTTGCCCAGGCGTCTGGTGGCCTCGATCATCGGTTCCAGCTTTTCCGCCACGTATTGCTTGGCGGCCTCAGCCTTGGGGAACAGGATCAGGATCGGCGAGGGATCGAGATCGATCCACTTGCCCAGTGCGTTGCCCAGCACGCCCGACGTCCAGGCCACCTGGGCCGACTTGCGGCCGACGATCTCACCGACATTCGGGTCGTCCAGCGCCTCTAGCGGGCCGCCTGGCCAGATCAGGTGAGGTGTCTTGTCGAAGCGGTATTTGCCAGGGGTGGCGGACTCTTCGGGAGCCAGCCAACGGTACTTGTCGGCCCACTCGATGATGGTCATGCGCGGCGGCGGCGCCCACTTGCGGCACACCCGCCCCATTGCCTTACTCGCCGTCTTCTTCAGAGCCCTCCGCATCGTCCGGCTCGTCAGAATCCCCAGCGAGATCGTCGTCCTCGTCATACGCGGACAGTCTCCTAAGTATCGATTCGATGGGTTGGCGAATCAGCTGGTCGTCGATCTGCACGCCGTACTGCGCGGACAACGTCTCGGCCAGTTCGTCGGGCAGCGTGTTGAGCAGCTCGATCTTGGCGGCAGTGATTACCGCCTCGAAGCGTTGCACCAAGTCGGCTTCGATCACGACTTCGCCCAGGTCTTTGGCCAGCGCCAGTTCTTCGCGGTCGCCTCGGATTCGGTCCAGACGGTCGCGGGTGGATTCCTTCTTGCCGTTGAGGGCGGCTTGGCGCATCAGCCAGTCGATCACCAGTTGCGTGTCGTACTGGTTTTCGTTGCCGCGTCCTACGCCAAACTCGATTACCGGCATGCCGTCCTTCTGCCAACGGCTCAGGGTGCGTTCGTCACGGCCGACGATCTCACTCAGTTCGAGTTTGGTTACTGTCTTGCCCATCGCTAAGTCCTTGAAAAGACGGACATCCCTGCCAGGATCTCAGCTGCAGAGAAACCGCGAGTCTGCGCACCCGTGTAGGGGGCGGCCCGGGGGGAGGAACCAAAATTCACCAACGCCCGCACCTGCCGAGTGGCTAGTCCGCGCGGGTTTCCTGCCCCGTACCCCGGCCATATCGCCAGGGTCCCCCGCCCCGCCGGGGCTGCCGGCCGGGTCATTGCCCCGGCTCGCCGGCCTGGGGCGGCGCCTGCTCCAGCCCCAGCCGCTTGGCGGCCCAGCGCATGTAGAGGTTGATCGCGACATCGGCGCCAGCCATCGCAGCCAAGCAACCAACCGCTGCTGCCGCCCATACCGAAACGCCGAGGGCGTACAGCAGCATGTTGGTCGAAAGACCGCAGGTCACGCAGGCACCAGAGCGCAACGCCAACCGGCGAATCAGCCCCCAACCGCGAGCGCCCGCCATATCCGCCCGCCACATCTCTCCCGAAACACCGCCGACCAAGGACAGCACGATCACCATCCAGATCGGCAGTTCGGCTAACGTTTGTTGCTCGCTGTTCATGTAAGCCTCATTGGCAAAGCACGGCGCCGGAAAAAGAAAACCCCGCCAGTTGGCAGGGTTCTCAATGCGCCGACATATCGGAGCGGGTCGCACAGCACAGTGCTTGTGGGGAAGCGCCTAAGCGCACTTTTCATATCGTGGCGTCTTTTTACATGCCATCGGAAAAACCGAAAAGAGGTCATTTTCGGTACTCCGTCTTGACGCTACTTCGACGCATCCTCAGCGCACACTCGGCGCATTGTGAACCGACGAACGGTATGTCGTCTGTTTGGCCCAGATCGAGCCATCAGGATGGCCAGCACCTGTAGGTGCAGTGACTTGATCCAGTTCCGATAGGTCCGGTCGGCACCCTCCGCCAGCCCGACCTCGCGCATTTGCTCACGGATGGTTGCCCCATGCAGATACCTGTAAGTGGCCAGTTTCGCCAGGATTGCCCCGCGCTTGTCACGGCGGTTTAACTCCGCAACTGCTGCATCAATCTCCGCTGCTGAATGATCCAAACCCGCTCCACTAATAAGTACCCTCGCCCCGGCAACTCCGCCACGAGGAGCTGCGCCCTTCCACTCCATGATGCTGCCCATCTGACTACCCAATCCGGCCTGATGCCCGAGGAGTGCCCGCTGCTCCCCCCAGTGCTGCATCAGCCCCTCAACCATTTGTAGGCGCTCGGCTTCGTCATTCATGAGTCTGCTCTCCCAAGATCCCCAACCCAACACAAAAAACCGCAACCCAACACAAACTCAACACAGTTAAAACTCAATAAATTCAGTGCCTTATCAATAGGTGTGTTGAGTGTGTTGGGTTTGTTGGGTTTTTTTGTCCTCGCATAGGTTTTTTTGTAGAGCCGTTGCGCCGAGAGAAATATTTCCCGCGCACGCGTGCGCGTGCGCAAACCCAACACACCCAACACAGAGGTACGGGAAGCCTTGAAATTCGGGGGTTCAACGTGTGTTGGGTTACACAAACCTACCCAACACAAACCCAACACACCCAACACAGGGGCATTTGGCTTCATGCAGCCACCCCCTTCACGTGCTCCCAAGCATCTACGTTCCACCCTGCAAGTTTCGCCTTGCTGCGCCAGGTGATAACGGCTTGCCCCAGCTCGGCCGCATTGAACGATGGGGGTAGGGAAGCATCGGAATCAGAGGGGAAGAAGAACGCGGCAAATCGACGGTTGTTTCCGTCCGTCCACGGAATCGAACGCGTCTTCTCGACCGTTGCGCTGAGCATCAGTGAGAACTTCGTCTGACTCATTGAGTGCTCTTTGTTACGCGAACACCATTCAATGAACAACGCGTACAAATCTGTAGCGAGGCAGCAACCCCAAAGACCTCGTCCAAGCTCTCCAGTTTGCCAGAGACTCAGGAAAGTTTGCCATGCCGTTCGGCTTAGCGCGACCAGGCGTTGTCTCGCCTCCGTCTTCGGAGGGCGAGTACGCTGATTGAAATCGCCGAGGTCGAGCGCGAGCAGCCAGCCGTAAAGCGCCGCTACACCGCCGTTGGCCAACTCCCGGCCAATGGCCTTTTGGCGCTCTACCGGCAGCGTTTGCAACGGCCACATCACCAGCATACGACGATCATCATCACTGATAGGCCAAGGCATGATCTCGTTGCTCAGGAAGACCGCATTCATGTGGTTGGCTTCTTCCCATCCATTGATGAACTTAGACTCCATCCGCACGGTCTTGCCAGTGATCATGTGCTTGATCTTACCCACTTGGTTGTAACGCTGGTCGCGGCTGACGACCTCCTCGAATACGGCCCACAGTTTGCGGCTCTGCCAGGCGTTGAAGCTACCTTCCAACTGCGTTTGCCCAACAGTCGCAGAGTACTGGCCGTACAACTGGCCGAAAACATCCGCAAACAGCAGGCTCTTGCCCGATCCCTCCATGATGGAGTGCATTAGCACTGCTGTATCCATCTTGGCCCCCATATTCTGGAGCGGATACGCCAACCACTTCGTCAGCCAGCCCAGCGCTTCCTCGTCATGGTTGCAGAGGAACGAGATCAACCAGCGCAGATTCTCGCAGGCTGCATCATCACGCACCGGCTCCAGAGGCAGCCCTTCGAAGGTGTTGATGTAGATGTTGGGATCCTTGGTCATGGTGGGATCGAACACGATATGGTCGACGTCCACCACGCGGCGATCCTGGCTGTTGAGCCACCACTTGTACTCTTCCCCCATTGCCATTTTCACGGCGCCTTCGGCGATACGGCGTTTCTTCTCTCTGTCCCAAACGTCCTTGGTACCATCGATGTACACGTATCGCTCGATGGGGTCGAGCTTCAGTGCACCGCCTTTCTTGGCTGAGAGACGCCGAGCCTGATCAAGCTCCTGTGCTTGCTCGGGCGCGATCAACTTCTTGTCGGTACGCTCCATCCACTCCTTCGCAAGCGGCTTGCCTATAAGAGCCTCGAAGCCGCCACGCTTCATTGGCTTCGCTTTGTCCATGTCCCAGACGTTTGTGGTCCCCTCGACTAGGGCGAAGCGGCGCATTGCGGTGGCAATGTCCATAGTACTTCCC